GCGCTTGAAGTAAGTTAAATGTGGTGCCAAGGTTAGTATTGCTGACCCAATTCTCAGCTGCCAAAAATCCAATAAGCGCACTAACAGCATTTTGATTATCTATTTGCCAACCAGTTGTACTATAACCAGTAGCGTCAATACTACCTAAGAAATCACCACTTTGAACTGCTGAGGGACTGGCCAGTGTGCCACGTGCTCGTTCAAATAATATACGTCCACGAGTTGGATTATTGGCAACAGCACCTCCACTATAACTTCTTAATACTGTTCCAGGCCCTGGTGTGGTATTTGCGCCATTGTCCAAAGATATACCAACAACGCTGGGGCCACCAGCGGCGTATGTTGCTATATAACCATTAGTGTCTGCTGTGCTATTACGAATTGATCCTAATACATAGTTGCGTGTGTTAGTTAAATTACCGCCATTGTTAAATGTAAATGCTACATTACCAGAAGATATTGAATTACCACCAGATCATTACTATATTCAAATGGTTAGAGGTAGTAAGGTATTAGAGCAGAATACAGTAAATGCTATGGATGGTGTATTAGTAGAACAATTAGTAGCAGTAGCATTAGATCATTTACAAACCGTTAATGTAGGTGAATTAGCTACAAGAGAAAATGCAATTGCTATTACTAAGTTAGAAGAAGCATTACTTTGGTTAGCTAAAAGAGGAATGGATAGAGAAGCTAATGGAACTTTAGGAACATATAATAAATAAATTTTTAATTTAAAACAAATAACAATGAAAGAGTTAGATGATTATAGCATTGAAGAATTGCTAATTTATTGTACCGCAAAAGCTGAACAAGAAAGAGTTAATACAGATAATATTCGATTGAAACGTTGTTGTGAACAAGTATATTATTATGCAAAGAAAGCAGCACTTGAGTTTCGCAAGTATGAATTAGAAGAAGAGATTAATGAGTTCTTGGAAAGTAATTAAAGACAATGTAAGAACAGACTATATCGTAATATCTGACTTACAACAATTCTTAGTTCAGGATGTGCCTATGATACATCCTGAACATCCTATTTATATTAACTTCTGGTCTAAAGAGATTAAGAAGTGTATAGAAGGTATGTGGGGTAATGAGTTTGGTCAGTATAGATATATGCCGGGTAATTTATATTTCTTTGGTAATTATGGTATTATTAATCACACCTTTCAGAAGGATGGAGTTAATGTTACTAAGCAGATTAAACCTCTTATTGTAGATTATGTTTGGGATTTTGCTTATATGTCTTGGGTTGCTTATGGATTCTCTGGATTTGAAAAGGATACTAAGACAAGCTGTAGTGTTCTACTTAAACAGTATTATAATAAAGAATTAGAACAAAAGAAATTACCTCAAAGCTGTTTTCATAATGGAGAATTAAAAAAATATGAAGATCCCTTTGAGTATATAAAGAGATTGCATACAGGTAAATTAGGTAAACCTTTATTTGAAAATCCTACTCAAAATGCTCTAACATTAGGTTCACGTGGGGGTGGAAAAAGTTACTGGAGCGCAATTGCTGAAATAGAATACAATTTTGTGTTTGGTGGAGCAAGAAGATATAACCAAGCATTTATTAATGGTGAAGAAAGTTGTGAACAATGTTGTGGCGCAGGAGATAGTAATAAATCTTCTGAAATGCTCAAGAAGTTTATGGATTCACAAAATGCTAAAACAGATAGTGAATCTAAAAGATTCAAAGAATGGTTTGGTATTTGGACAGATATAGATAGTAAAGGTGAAACAGTAACTACTCCTTGTCCTTTATATAGAAGAACATTGGGTAAGCTTGATCCAAGCAATAAAAAGAACCTATATAGAGCCAAGTATAAAGTAGATATTAATGGTGAATTTGTTGAAAGAGGAACAGGTTCTACTATTGCACACGTTAACTATTCTACTAAAAAAGGAGATGGTCATATTGCAGCAGCAGGTGGACGTTATTTATATAGTGTGATAGAGGAGGTTGGCGGATTAGAATCTTTCATAGATGTATTAGGAGCTAATGAAGCTACTGTAACTCGTAGTGGACATAGATTTGGTGTACAATGGGCAATGGGAACATCTGGTCACATTGAGTATATTCAGGCTACTAAGAAAGTATTTCTTAATCCTCAAGATTATAATGTATTAGCTTTCAAGAATCAATTTGGACATACAGGTAAGAATGGTATGATAGGATATTTTATTCCTTATTATATTACTTTCTTAGATTGTAAAGATGAAAATGGTAATACTAACTATGAAGATGCCATTAATAAGGTTAATAGATTGAGACAAAAGGAGTCAGAATCTTCTGATCCTAAAGTACTTAGAGACTACATGATGAACTACCCTTGTTATGTAGATGAAATGTGGCTTACAGATAAAGGATATTATTTACCTTATGAAGAAGCTGCATCAAGAGAGAAGGAATTAACTGCATTTGATAGATATAAGCTACTTGAAACTCCAGTTAAGCTAATATGGGATAGTAATGTATCCAGAGGAGTTAAGTATGAAATACTCCATGATGCAGAACCTTATAGAGAATTTCCTATAGATTCGTCTAAGAAGAAAGATCCATCTGGTTGTATAGTAATCTATGAATTTCCTCAAGAGATTAATGGTTATGTACCACATGATTTATATCAATTTATAGGACTTGACCCTTATGTAGAAGAAGATATAGATAGAGGTGGTTCTGTGGGATCTTTATTTATACTTATTAACCCTAAGTATATTCCACAAGGATTTAGTGGTAATTGTATAGCAGCTTCTTATATAGGTAAACCAACAGAAGGATTATCTGTCTATTACGAGAATGTAGAGAAGCTATTGCAGTTCTATGGTAATCCTATTCAGGGATTAGCATTTGAAAAGAACAGAGGAGAAAGTTGTAGAGAACATTTTATTCGTAAGAATAAGACACAGTTACTAATGGTAACTCCTCAAAATACAATGGGTGCTAATATATACCAGAGAAATATAGTTTCTTTTGGTTATAATGTTGGTAATAGAATTGCTAAGTTAAACTTAGTTAAAATGCTTAATGACTGGTTATTAGAAGAAACAACTTTAAAGGATGGAACTAAGAAGAATATAGAAAGAATTCCATCACTATTTCTAATACGTCAAATTATGCAATATAATTTAGATGATAACTTTGATGCAGTAGATGGGTTTAGAGGATGTATATTGGCCCTCCGAGAATATGAGACTAAATTACAGTCTGAAACTAATAGAAAAGAAATAAAGTCTAACGACTTCAAAAGCTATAATAATAATGAACGAATTTTTAAGCAACGCAAAGACCAAAGATTTTCTTCGTCTTCAAGTACCAGAATCAGAAAAGACCCACGAATGGTATAAGTTTCATGCAGATAGACTGATTCCAGCACATGTCTCTTTAGTTGTAGAAGGATATGGGGAGAAAAAGAAAATGTATGAGTTTATTAATAACGACTTATCTAATTTCAAAGAAGAAGTAGATAAGTATTGTGGCGTAATAGGTTCTGAATCAGAAGAAGAATTAATTCCTTATAATCCTATTCCACAAAAGATAGATAGTCTCAAAGGAGATTTATTAGCTCGTGGAAATAATTATAGGATTGTATTACTAACTGCAAAGGCTATTAAATCAAAGAATGATGAGTTAGTTAAGAAGATTCAGGATAGTGTAGAACAAGAATTAGCAGTTGCTATTGAGAAGCAGAAGGCTATGTTACAGGGAATGTCAGAAGATGAAGCTAAACAATATGAGGAATCTTTAAGACAAGAACTAACACCTGCTGATATTACAAGAAAGAACTTCTCATCTGAATCTGAAATACTATTTAATAAGCTATTACAATATACTATTATATCTCAAGATGTAACTGATAAGAAATTGGATACATTTGTAGATATGCTTGCAATTAGTTCTTTGTATGTATATCCGGGATGGAGAAATGGTAGACCTTATATTAAAGTGTGCAATCCTCTTAATATAATGTTTGATAAGAATCCTAATACTCCTTTTATACAACATGGAGATTATGTAGCACATAGAGATGAAATTACAGTTGCAGATGCCCTTCAAGAATATATGAATAGGTTATCTGATGAAGATATTAAGAAGTTAATTGATTATGGTCAGCACTTTAATACAGTAACCAAGTCTCATATTCAAGAACCAGTATTTGATTATAATAAATACTATTCTTTACTTGATGTATTAGGTGAAAGAACAAGTAAAGGTATTGGATTACATCAAGGTACATCACTTAGTAATCTGAACATGCACAAGGCTTTATGGAGAACCCATTTAGAGTTTAAGGCTTTCAGTGAAGTAATGTACGTTACCATGACGGATTTATACAATGAAAAGATAACATTTACATTAGCTAAGAAAGCAGATTTAATTCCACCAGATGCATCTAAGGTATCTTATATGAATCAATGGGGATTTGAATCTGATAAATATATCTGGACAGATGATTTTGGTAATGAATTTGAAGCTGAATTAGTTTGGATTCCACGTAGATATGAAGTAACTCGTTTGGGTGAAGACATCTTTATTGACTACAGAGAAGTACCTCATCAGCCTGATTATACAGATAATCCATTTGATAGATTTGAATTAACTTATAAAGGTGCTATACTTAATGGTAGAAATGCAACTTCTATTTCAAGAGTAATGAGAGCAATTCCTTATGCATTTCAGTATATGGGAGTTAAGAGATTACAAGATAGAGAAATAGCCAAATATGTAGGACAAGAAGCAGTTATTGATGTAGATCAAATTCCAGATGAATTAGCTATTGATGGTGAAACTAATCCAGAAGAAGGAGAAGACAGAATCTTGAGAGCAGATATTATAGCTCGTAAAACAGGTAAAAGGTTTACTTCTTCCTCTCGTAATAGTAATGGTTTACCTCCTCCTCCAACCAGAGGTGCTGGTGTACAATATAATATTGTAGATACTTCTCAACAGTTTATTAATCTACAGAACTTTGCAACCATGCTTAATATGGAATTAGGTATGGTTATGGGTGTTCCACCACAAAGAGAAGGTATGTCTGTATCTAATACTAATGTAACAGATAATAGACAAGCATTAATGCAATCTGCTTTAGCAACTCAAACAGATTTTTACTTATTAGATAAGGTTTGGTCACATGTTCTTAATGAGCATTTGTATAATTTAAAGACTCATATTAAAATGATCTTTGAACAGAACCCTAATTTATCTAATCATCAAATGGAATATATACTTCCAGATGGTAGTAAGGAATTACTATCTGTTACTCCTGCTCAATTGGAGCAAATGGAAGATATTGGATTATACTTATTAGATGCAGGAAAAGAAAAACTCTACTTTGATTTTATGTCATCTCCACAGATAGTACAAGCATTTGCACAGAATGCAGGTGAAGGTGTTGAGATTATGTCAGGTCTACTTAAAGAAATGACTAAATCTAATTCTGTTGAAGAAACACATAAAATTATATCAGCAGAGGCAGATAAGCAAAGAAAGAGACAAGAACAAATAGCTCAACAGCAACAACAAGCTCAAGAAGCTGCACAGAAATACGCACAGGATTTAGCTAAATATCAATCAGATTTAGAGTTAAATAAAGAGATGCAAATACTGGCAGTTAAGAAAGAGATACAACTTGAAGAAGCAGCTATTAAAGCTCAACAATATGCTAATCAATACGACATTAATAAAGATAATATTAATGACCAGATAGAAGAAGGTAATAAACAGAGACAATTTGATGCTCAAGAAAACAGTAAGAAATTAGAAGTAGAAAGAGAGAAAATAAAATCAAATGAAAAGATAGCTATTTTATCAAAGAAGAATAGTAGTTCTAAGTAATTACTAATTGAATTATAAATGAATTTTAATAATATTATTTAAACTAAATTTGCACACATGAAAGGTAGTAGCATATTTGATGACTTGGTAGATGTTGTTACAGATCAACCAATGGAAGACATTCAAATAGAAGAAACTCAACCAGAAGAGGTTGAGTTAGAACAAGAAGTAGAAACAGAAGTGGTAGAGGCCGAGATAGAAGTTGAAGATGAAAATGTAATGTCTTTCTATGAATATCTTAAAGATAATAGTCTTATAGATGAAATAGAAGGATTTACAGGTAGTCCAGAACAATTACAGGAACATTTGAATAGAATGCCTGAAACATATCTTAATGCAGCTATTTCTACTTTACATCCAGATAGTCAAGAATTGTTTGATTATGTAGTTGCTTTAGGAGACAAAGCAGATAAGAATGAATTGAAGAAATTCTTTGATACTTATCTAAATGTTGAAGAAGTAGATCTTACAGATGAAGCAGTTGCATATAACTATTTGGAAGAGAAATTAAAAACTAAAACAGAATTTAAGAATACAGCAAGACTTATAGCTTATTTAGATTCTTTAGCAGAAGATGGTACTCTAACAGAGTTAGCATCAGAAATTAAAGCAGAAGAAGATAGTACTAAAGATGCTGCTAAAAAGAAAGAAGTAGAGCAACTTAAAGAAGCTAAAGTTAAGCAGGAAGAGGCTCAAGTACAATTCTTTAACAATATTAAATCTGAATTAGATAGCTATGATTGGAAAGATGCTAAGAAAAAAGAAATACTTAACAACTTAGATCCAAATGTAGCCACAAGAAAAAATCAATTAATTGCTGCTTCACCAAAAGCTCTTATTCAATTAGCTGATATTTATGCACGTTTTAATGAAAAGACAGGTGAATTTGATTTATCTGACTATGAGATTAAAGCTGCATCAAAGAAAGTTCAGGCAGATAAAGAGCAGAAGCAAAAAGATAAACTTACATCCTACTTAAACAAGTCTGTTAAAACAAAAGGAACAGCAACTAAGGAAGGATTTTTTAATCAATTTCAACAAATTTAATTAACTAACTATGATTAATAGAAGAACTGCTTTAACAAAAGTTGCTCGTTCTGGATGGGATGGTAGTTATGCTGACAGCACTACACATAGTAAACTGTTTCGTACTTACTCCCCAACGTACTTTGGTATGATGGAGGGACAAATGTTTTCTTCTGCTATTGATGGCAATATCATAAATAAACCTTGGATGTGGCTTACTGCTGCTCAAGGTAATATGATGTCTACTGATCCGGGTAAATCTGATTACTGCTGGAAAATTTCAGAAGATGTTATTGCTGATATGCGTATCACAAGAGTAGATGAAAACCTTCCTACTTATCCGGGTAAAGGCAATTTAGAATTTAAAATCTTTGGTGACAAAGGTGGTTTCCATGAACCAGTACTGTTTAAGACAGATGCTCATGATGCTCCTTTGCTTAGAGTAATTGGATACCCAACACAGGTATCTGCTGATGAATGGGAATATACAGTAAAACTTCAAGATGGTTCACCAGATAGCTGGCTTGATCCTAAGTATGTAGGAGTTGGACGTAGAATTATTGATGGTGGTACATCTACTGCTGATGAATTGAACTACAAATATGCTGGTGACAGCTATGCTAATATCTATGAATTGCAAAGCCGAATTGGTTATGTAGGCCGTAAGATTGAAGTTACAGATAAATTCTTGCGTCTGGAAATGGATGGTAAGAGTTCTGGTATGAAGTATTCTATCTCTGGTAATGGTGGATCATTTGGTGATGGTGCTATTGGTGTAGGTTATACCTATCAGGCAGGTTTGGCTGATAAAACTAATAGTAAACTTATCCCACAAGGTTCTTTCATTACAATGGCAGAAGCACGTTTGGCAGAAAGAATTGCTGAGGAAAAGAACTTCACTATAGAGTTTGGAC